CTCAGGGCTTTTCCAGCCTGCCGTGTAATTTAGCGTATTGCCTGCAAACGACATGCTTTTCACAAACGCTATAGATGGCCCTGCTGGATTAGCCTGCGCAGATAGCCTGAACAGATCCCTTGGAACTATCAGCGGCTTACTCCCGGCTGGCTGCGACTTAAATCCACCCACTGCGGATCCGTTAGCCGTCATTGTGGCGCCGCCCAGATACGAAGCATAACGCATGGATGCATCAAGAATTATCTGCTTACCACCGTCGTCCGGTGTTATTCGCACGCCAAATATGTCAGCCATCAGTTTAGCCTCCCTGCCTTGAATCTCTCCACGCCACCTGCGTCATAAATCGCGATGCCGCTGGCGTCGATTACTGTGCCACCTGACCGACCAGAACCACCATACAACTCGAAAGAGCCATCATTTCTCATGATGGTTCCTGATCGGCCCGCTACGTAGTTTGCTGAGTACCATGAGCCAACCTTGGCAAGCGTAATTGAGGCATAGTTAATGAATGCATCACGCATAAACACCTGACCGTTTACGGCCGTAAATGCAAGCTGATAGGTTCCATTTGTGGTGTTGTAGATGCCAAAGTTATCGGCACTGAATAGCGCGAAAGACTGAGTAGTTCCGCCATTACCTTCAACACCCAACTGCATGCCGGCAACATATTTATTACCGTTACTGTCCACCTGCACCTTCACGCCCCATTGAGCAGAAAGCTTGCCGCTAAGGTCTGAATAAGCGCTGGATACCTGCTGCACGGATGCGGTGTTCTGGTCTGACTGGGCCTGAATCTGCTCAAACTTCTGAGCATAGGCGCTGTCATTATTGGCTACAGTCTGCCTGACTGAGATGATATCCGCTCGGTTGCGGCCATAAGCCTCGAACTGGTGATCAATTGATGCATCCAAGTTTAGGGCGTTCTGAAGTATGCCTTCGATGTTCGTATCGATATTGGATGTAAGCCGATCAAACGCTTCCGATTCTCTTATCGCCTTATCGATATAATCAAGCATGCCCGGAATGTCTGAGGACGCCTGACCAGAAGCCTGAACGAACGGTGAAACACCAAAAGCGTTTTTCGTCCTGACGTACATGTAGTAGGTGCGGTCAGCCTTAAGGCCATGCAGAGTCCACTGAGACGCCCTTCCGAGGAATTGCGCCTCTCTTTCCACCGCGCCGATTGAACTGGCCGGAATCTCCCCTGTGTACCAGAACTCAAATGTCGTGTCGGTTGTCGCGCTGACATTCATTACCGGGACAATATCAGCTGAGAATATACCTGGAGTCCACTGAATGAATGACGGTGCAGACGGCGTGCCAATCACCAGGGTGACCTGAGTTTCAGCCCCCTTCATGCCGTTCTCATTGCGTCCACGCACGCCTAGCGAATAAATGCCGGCATCCAGACCATAAAAGTCATAACGGAACTGATCGGTTTCGTACTGAGCAACAACCTTCCCATCCGCGTTATAAACGTAGAGTTCGAACACGATCTTCTTGGTCAGCGTCGCTGTCTGCCACGTTGCTGTGACCTGAACAGTCTCGCTGTTGACGTTAATGATGCGCAGATTTTCAATGTTCGGGACGCGATATCCATTCAGTGTATCGCTAGGCGTTTCGAATACCGCGCCATCGTCTACGATCGCCTGCTTGTTTGGGTCGAATAGTGTTGCTGAAATGCTGTAGACAGAGTTATTTTCGTCTTCAGATATCCCCATAACGCGAAACAGGCGAGTAGCGACGTCACCCGTTGAAATTACGAATATCGTTCCGTCTTTAACCCAGTTTAGCGCAGTCCTCAGTGTAATGGTTCGACCAGAAACTGATGCGATCGTATAGCGTGTGAACTTACCATTTGAGCCCATAAGGGACATCGTGTCGCCGCCACCGGCCAGAGATGAAACATCGGCATCCACAGTTATCAAGGCACCGCTGTGAGAAATGATGCGGCCGCCAAGTCTTGTGGCAGCGTAATCATTATCCATGACCTCAATAACATCGCCTGGCATGAAGGCGATCGCATCGCGCGCCATCTTGAATGTGACTTTCTTGGTTTCTCGCTTGCAGGTTTCAAGCAGCCACTTACCTGCCCGGAAAGCCTGCCCACGGGATGTACAACCGAAGGCCTCCAGCGTTGTTTCGTTGTACCCGTACCGGTCAATCATCTGGTCATCAGATACGTATTCTTTGACCTGCTCCCATCCGTTGTTTGGGTCAGTCCATGACACAACGACAGCGTTAAAGCGCTCTGATCGCTTCATAGAGCTGTAAGTAAACAACCCGTCCACAACGCTGGCATTGGTTACAGCTGAAACAGGGTCCTGCGGGTTGTCCAGCATGATTGAGAAGCGCATTCCGTCCCACAGAGCAATGCCGCGGAACATACCTGCTATCTTGTCGAGAATATCGCGGGCGCTGGATTGCTCAGTGATATAAGCGTTCAGGGTGAAGCGTGGTTCTTTGCCGCCATAGCCATCATCGACAAGCTGATCGCAGAACTGAGACAGGACATACAGGCTGCCATCGTCAACATCGATGTAACCTGCCCGCTTAGCCAGACCGTAGCGCGTATTTTTCACCAATGCACGGAACAGCCAGGCGGGGTTATTGGTCCATGCGGATTTAAACCCGCCGGTCCAGATACCAGTGTATGTTCTGGCGATCGGGTCATAGTTATCCGGGACATCAACAATCAGTCCTCGCAGATGATAGGTGCGGGTAGGCGTGTCGGTGTACTGGTCACGGTCAATCACTGCGCCTGCAACAGCAGCGTAAGGATATGAAAGGCGGTCGTCGGTGATTTCGGTAAAGCTATTCCAGACAGTGCCATTAGTCATCAGGTCGCTGGAGCTGTCCGGAGTAACGCGGCGCAGGCGGATATCAAATGGCTTCTGCAGGGGAGCATCAATGATATGCGCCTCAAGGTACTCGCCTGATATTTTCCCGCTGATTGTGACCGTTTTCTGGATATTCCATGAACCGGCGGTTCCATTGCGCGTCTCGATAACCATGGTTACCGCAGTTTCGTGCTGGTTGCCCTTGGTATCCTGCTCCACCAGACCAATTACGCCGATGTTCATTCGCACCCGGGTTACGTCAGTATCGGTTACCGTGCGCACCAGAGGCGTGCTCTGGGTTACGTCTGTGTTGACGACTGTGGTCGCTTCAATAGCGTCAAAGCCGGTGATAGGTGACTGATTTGCAGAGCCCGGACGCCATGCCACGCTGACGCCGTTAATCGTAACGTTGCCACTCGCATCAGTGACTGGCGTTTTGTGCAGCATGAATGAGGAAAGGTGGTTCTGGTCTACCGGTCCGTAAATCGGACCTTCTGAAATGAGATCGAGGACTTTGAGATACTGCTTTGATTTGAGGTTGTCATCGATAAGTTTGGGAGTGCTTCCGCCACCGCCGCCTGAGCTCATGCTTTCACCTTAACTGATGGAAATATCCCAGTCCTGATTGTTGCTGGTATCAATACCGAGAGAGATAACGTTGCTGCCAACCACCATTTCGCCAATCAGTAACGGGACCGGCCTGCCCTGCCCTATTCGATTCTCTGCGCTGGTGAAGGAGTTGTTGGTAATGGCGTTTGAGTCCTGGTCTGCTGAGCTCTGCGTCTTCATGTGTGAGGTCATATAGAGCGAGTAAGCGACAGAGGCGACCGTGACGGCCACCATGATCCATACGGCCGCTACGGCACTGATTGACCCCTCCACAATCGGCACGAAGAGGACTGTCGCGCCGTCTTTAAGGTGCCTGTTCATGTGGAATTCGAGGTTATCAGCAGACACGTCACCTCCATCGATGCGCAGTCGCAGCCGGGTTTTATAGAAATCGCGTTTAAACTCGGGACATTGAGCAAGCAGAAGTCGCAGGCCTTGCGAGGGTGTATCGACGTTCAGAGTGATTTGGCGGAAATGTCGTCGGAGATTCCCCGCAAATCTAAAGATGAGCATTGTTCATGCCTCCATATAGAGTGCGTCAGAGTTACATAGGCTTGCCGGTACGGCTCGCGGCGGCTTAGGCGCCCGGCCAGTTCGTGATGGAGCACTGTGTTTTCTCCGAGCCAGAGCATTGCGTGGCAAGGGTCTGACTCAGGGAAGGCACGCCTAATGATCACATCACCCGGCAGAATTTCGGCCGGAGTAACTTCGTAAAATCCGTTGGCAGCCATATTCTTCAGATAGAGGTTTTCTCCCCTAACCCACCATCCGTTAGTGCGTTCGAAGTCTGGCAGGTCAATACCGCTCAGGTGGTAGGCGTCCCTGAAAAGCGTGTAGCAATCCATCACGCCATGTTCGAATCGGCGTCCCAGCAAATGCGGTACCGGCCGGAGCTTTCGAAGCCTGCCGGCGCTCGCCAGCCACCACTCAATGCCGGTGGATATCTGCGCCACCCTGTCAGCAGCCGAAAGAACGAGCTTTGGCTCTGGATGAGAATGAAAAACGGCGGTGATTTCTCCCGCCGCTTCAGCTCTCATCCAGTCTGTATCGCTTATGCGAAAGTTTCGCCCCGGGTCTGGGTGCTGGTTATCACAGCGCATGAGCCGCTCACCATCAACAATCAGGCCACAAACCTCATCGCGGGATAGCGCCGCATATGCCAGGCATTCATCCTCAATCATCATGACACCTTTGCAGAGCCTGGATAGCCACCATAGGGAAGCGGTTCAGGTTTAGGGAATCGCATCCGGCAACCGGTGAGGTGCTTTGAGCACTTATCCCGTGACATGTCCGAGGTTGGGTTATCTTTCTCATCGGCCACCGGCCCGCCTGAATAATCACAGCCGTCGCCGCGGTAAACCCATTGGCAAACATCAGCCAGAATGGTTCGCGCCGGTATGATGGCGTTATCGCAGTCAACTGGTGTAGCCAGGTTATAAGTCACGGTCTCGAATGTCTCTTCTGCCATCTCCTCTATGACATACCGGGATACGGCCTCCATAGTAGGATCGGCATCAGCGTTGCCGTTAGGGAAGTTGACCGCATCCAGATTCTTCACAAGCACCTGCCGGCGCGTTACCACCGCACCTAATGCATCATCGAAATCGTGGTTGATGCCGGTGATAAGCCCGGTTATGTTCGCCACCTTCATTGTCGGGCGCGAGTAAGTGCCCTCTGACTTGGTTTCGAACCCTTCAACTGCTATCGGATAGGCTGAGTACTGTCGGCCCTGCCAGATGACGTCACCGTAATAGCCGTTCGTGCCTGCATGGAAGCGGATAACATCGCCGCCGAATGACTGAAGGTCCACCTCGAACAGGTCGAGCATCGCGCCAACGCCGGAATCAGTGCTTTCGATGATTAGATTTGATGGAATGTCGCGCACGCAATCCTCCAATAAACCCACCACAAGGTGGAGATATTTTGAATTAAGGTATCGTATGAATTAAATATGATAATGTTGTTGCTAATTTGCAGAATTGGACAGTTTATGGTGATGAATAAAATGCTGGGCTTGTTCAAAAAAGATAAATCGGACAGCTATGTGGAATCAGTTCTTAACATTCCTTCTTCGTCAGAGAAATGGCTTCCAGTTTTACAGGTCGCTGTTGGAGGCTTAACGGAAGTTGGCTTTTCCCATAAACAAAATCACTTACTGTTAGTCGTATCATCCTCCGGACGCAGTGTATACAACTGTATTAATGGTGAAAAGCTTGCCAGAGACTACTCTGACCATGCAGATTGGTATTCTCCGTTGAGCCTTATCTGTAAAGGGGTTGGCCCTTTATCCCATGAAGATATCTCAATCTCCGGATTATGTGGTGGCGGTTTACCAATGTATAACCGTTATGGGGAAAGTTTAGTCCGCGTAGCGCCGCAATGGCCTCTTGAATTATTAATCTGGTGTCCAAAAAATAAAGATGCTTTAACGGTTGGCCATCAAGATGGCTGTATCAGACTTGCATCGGACCATTTCATTTGTACCGGGTTTTCATGGGATGGTGAGTTTATAGTTTCGGCTACAAGTAGTGATTTCACTGTTTGGTGTAGAAAATAATGCCCCTTGATGCAAATCTTCTTTAACGCGCTACCTGTTCAAATGTTGCCGTTAGTTCATAATGGTTGCCTGATTTCTTTAATGACCATGACCGGCATACATACAGCCTCTGCACGCCGGTATCCGATGGCGTCCAGTAGAACGACTCAACAGCCATTCTCGCAGTCAGAAAAGCATCGGCAGCTTTAGCTGCGTTGGGGCGGGAACATTTGGCATCGTCGAATCCAACGAACGTCAGTTGGTACCGCCCCATTAACGGGTTGATACCCTTAACCTGCCGTTGCTCATAACCATCGCCCAGCTTAACTACGGCTACATCGGGCGTACGGTCGCCCGTGAAGCCCTTTTGAGGGCTCCATGTGAAAGTTTCTGGCATTAAATGCTCCAGTGTATAATCAGGGGGGAAACTTACTCTAAAAATGGAATATATATGAGCTCGAATAAAGGTTTACTGATTGACACAATGGCAGCGCATACAGCTATCCAGTTCATCATTTCCGTTCTTTCTGATGAGCAGAAAAAGAGACTTGAAAATTTAGTAACTGCAGCATCAGCACTTCCTGCCGAAGCCGATATTTCTGATGAAATTAAATCCTACATGGAGGAGATGCATCTTAAGGTTCAGGAAATGGTTAAAATTGGCACAGGGAAAACTGATTAACCATAAGCGGCCTGAGAGCCGCTTATTTTTTTCTTGCCTGTAGCATGCCGCCTGGTCGAGTGCTCTGGTCTTTCATTTGATAAAGTGCAACCTGCTTCATCATGCCGACCATTTTATTCATCGTAGCTTCATCTATGCCGTTCGTTGTTTCAATATTGAAGGCGACATTAAAGATGTTACCACCGCCGGCACTGCCCCCACCGTCAATATCCCGGTTGCTGATTACCGAACCATTATCGCCGGGAATCATGTACTGACTGCCATTGCTGGCTTTGAAGATTTCAGGCTTACCGCCCTCGCCTACACGATACATGCTGTTTGCGTTAACGGGGCCGCCGTGCTCACGCATGCCGGCCAATGACATTGTCTGAGCTGCTGTCATTGCCGTTGTGTATCCAGTTAATCCGGCGGCGGCTGCCCCACCTGAAGTGGCTATCGATGCGGCCATTGCAGCTGGAGAGTAAGCAGCCAGCAATGCCGCCGCTGACGCAGCGCCTGTTGCAGTAGACGTAGCCAGCGCAGCGGCAGCTGTGGCTTGATTGGATGCAATCGCTGTAGCTTGTGCGGCTTGCCCCATGACAGCCGATTCCACCCATCGAACGCCCATTTCAACCAAGCTGCTGACCAACCCATTTAGAACCGAGGTGCCAAGGTTAGCAAAAGCTTGCGAAAGGCTTTGTGTGCCATTTAATAACCCTGTTATGGCATTAGTCGCTCCTCCACCAAGCGATTCAATAGCAGTTCCAAGTAGCTCATTAGAGTCATTCTGAGCTTTGTAAATCTGCCACTGCGCAGCGATTCGTTGTTGTTCATACTCGGTGTTGGCAGCATTCCTTAAAGCCAGTCCTTGCTGTTCTGTTATAAGCCGCTGCTGCTCGAACTGCTGTATCAGTGCCATTTTCTGAGCATTTTGATTTGCGAGTTGCTGAACTGGATCAGCTGAACCAATGGCCTCTTGCGCCGGGCTAACAACTTGGTCTGCTCTTATCTTTGAAAGTGCAGCCTGGTGTTGCTGTTCAAGCTGCTCGCTGGTCCTGTTGTACTGTTCTTGGGTTATTTTTTTTGCTGATAGAGCAGTGCTTAGATCTTGAATGTCCTGCTTATAGCTGGCGTTCTCACGTTCCTCAGGTAGTAACTTTTCAGCTGCTGCCTGAGCTTTAATTGCGTTGGCTATATCCCATTTCTTAGCTGCATATTGACCTGCAAGCTGAAGCTGCTGCTGAGTAGCACCTTTGCCCAGCGAAAGCTGAGCATTTAATATTGCCTGCTCGCGGCTCAAAGCATTTGTGGTTTCAGCAGAAATCTCAGACTGTTTTCTAAGGTTTTCCAGCTTTTGGGATGCTGATTCAGCTTGAGCTGAAGACTTTTTCTGTTCAGCCTTAAGCGCCTTGCTGGCCTCCAGATTTGTATATGTAGCCGCAGCGTCATCAGCCATTCTTTTAGCGTAAGGGCTATCTTTAGAGAATCCCGCATCTTCCGCCGCGTACTGGGCAGCCAAACGTGCCCGCGCCTCTCCCTGCTTCTGTGATAGCGCTAGGTTTCTCTCTGATTGCTTGATGAGGTTTTTCTGGCCTTCCGTCAGGTTATCTGTGTTTTTCTTCAGCAAGCTGACGTTGAATGCAGCATTAGCTGCTTCCCTAGACAATGCAACAATAGGACCTAAAAGAGCCGTGATAGCGGCCTGCCCGTCCTTAGTGGAGGATGTCATGGCCTGTAATTTGGTCGCTAAATCCTGTAAAGCCTGAGGGGATGGGTTCTTGCTCAGGTCAGATAATTTCTTGGCTAGTTCAAATGCAGCCTGGTCTGAAATGCCCAATTTCCCTGACAAGGCTGTAACTGTATTGTTAATGGCAGACAAGGCTGGATCAACACCCCCTAGTCGGGCCGGAACCTGCTTGACAACATCACTAAAGTTGCTCGTCGTGATGTTGAGATCTGACATTGCGCGGCTAAAGTTGGTTACTGAGGGTATGCCACCCATAAATGCACCAGCCACCTTGTCGCCAAAAGAGACGAATGAGCTGGTAGCGTCACCTATTGCTCCCGGGATTTTTGCAATGGCTTGGTTGTACTCGAGTAAAGCTTGGTTACGCATTAAGGTGGCAACCTGAGCATTCACTCGCGCAAGGTTGGCATACTTATCAGACAAAGCGGCTACGCCGTTTTGAGAAATGGTAATTACTTTATCCATTTCTTCAGCTGCGTCTTTTAGTGCGTCCATAGCATTCTTACCACCACTCAAAGCAGTGATGAGAGAGCCCGCCACAACTGTACCTAAAGCGATAACCGCACCCAGAACGGCGCCGCCCGGTCCAAAAGCGCCGGCCAATTGAGATCCTTGCTGGCTAAAGGCCACTAAAGCAGATTGCCCGCCCTGAACCTGAACGATGAAGTCTTGGATCTGATATCCCGCCTGCTGGAATTGGCTGCGAAAAGCTCCGCCTGATTTTGTGGCTTGGTTGACCGCAGCTGCTGACGTCTTCATCTGAGTTTCAAGGGTCTTAACTCCAGCAGCCGCCCCCTTGGCTTGATTGCCGAGATTATCAAGCTCCTGTCGAGCCTTCTGATTTGCTGCAATCATCTGAGCTATGTCGAGGTCGACATCGTAATAAATCTCGCCTACTTTCTCGGCCATCTATTTCTCCAGGCATAAAAAAACCCCGCCGGAGCGAGGTTATATGATAGGTGGTGCGCTTAAATTTTCGATTTGCTGACCGCGTAAGATTCTACTTTGCCGTCATGTGTCTTCACTGTCAGCACCTTGGCATCCGCACCAAAAGCGCTTCCAATGCTATAGGTCCACATCAGCATCTCGTTGCCATCAGAATCAACCGTTGTAGTTGAGGGCTTTCCAAAATAGGAAATCACCTCCTGTTTGGTTGTCACACCCTTCTGTACATTAGCCAGTTTTGACTCATCGAAATTAGTGCCGGTGTAAACACAGCCGGAAAGCATAATAGCAGCGAGAATGCCAAAAATAAGCTTAATCATTTCCTAACCTCCATCACTTGTAAGACGACTGTGTGATTACCTTTTTACCATCTGGTTCGGAGCAGGAAATCATAATTGCACCGTCGTTTGTCCATATTTTTACTACGTACAGTATGCCGGAATTAACTAATTCTTTAGCTGGATAGTTGCCTGACACTTGGCTATAGATACCCCCAGCATCGTTCTTGCATTTTGCAAAATCTACGCTTTCAACTCCTTTTGTAACCGGCGGTTCTTGCTCAGGATACTGACCCATACGGTCCATATCATTGAGCTGTTCTTTCGTATACGTAGTTGAAGCGCCGGCCCCAAAGGCCGCTAGAGCTGCGAGTAACAGCACTTTCTTCATATCCCTATCCCCATAAGTAAGTATGGCGATAATCCTAAAGCGGATCTGATGTAATGGGAAGCAAGAAACCCGCAGTTAAGCAGGTTAAGAGCTTTTGCGCGACTCAGTGATAAAGGTGACGATCTGTGAGGATAAACTCTCGCGAACTTTTGCTGTTGTCTGGTCTCTGATTTTTGTAATCGCTTCTTTTTGCTGAGAACCTAAACCAGACCACTGCGCTTTGTCAGGGCCAATAGAGTCATGATATTCGGACACTTCAGCGCTGCATCTATCAAAAGCTTCATCAGTGATGATGCCAGCTGATTTGGTGGTTTTGATTTGGCTGTCTGCATACAGGGTTACGCAGTCGCTTAGGTTTTTTGCAGCACTATTTAAATAAGCATGCGCCACGGAGCACATCAGCAATCCCAGCACAGCTAAAGCTAATTTCATATCCCTATGCCCATTAGTAACAGTGGGCAAATCGTAGCCGGTATGGGGCGTAATTGGAAGGATGCTATCAAAGTCATAAGCGCCAACTACCAATGGGAAAAACCAAATCTCACAATTAGCATTTTTTGCTAATGACATTGATTGATGGGATTCACAATCAAGCGAAAAGCAAGATTTCAACGATCAATAACTTTCCGCTTGATTGGCGCAGCCGATCGAATGTAAGCTAATCACGTCAAATCATGTCAACGGAGCGAGCATGAAAAAAGATTACAGCATAGGTGAGTTTAGAGAGTTTCTAGACACTCTTAGAGATAATGAGGATCTGAACTTCTCAACTGCTCGCAACATAAAGAACTCTACAACCTTGCTATTAAATTCATATGTAGACGGGGTCCTCGTTGATGAAAATTTCGACGTCAGAGAGTTAGACGTTGATCACTTAATTGCTGATCACTTCAGAAATGCTGACATGCCACCATCGGGGGCGACTGTACAGGCATATAAAAGTCGTTATCTAAGTGCTGTTGAGAGATTTCTGAGCTATAAAAATTCGGAGAAAAAAATGAGTGATGCCGAAAATACGTTTAGAGAACCCCCACTCCCATCTCGAATTCGCAGGAGCTTAGCCAGCAAGCCGGTAACTGTCCTCAATAGTGAAGTACGAGGCGATGTGGAAACTATCGACATACCAATTCCGATTCGGCCTGGTGTAATCTTGACATTACCAAGCGTGCCAACGGACCTCACAAATGAAGAAGCCGAGCGCATCGCTTCAATTTTGAAGGTGTACGCCCGGCCCTAAATTTTGAGCGGCTCACCAGGCCCGGTGACCGCTCAGATTGGGGGATGGTCTCCCGCAACCTCACTGCTTAGACACCAGTAAGGTAACGGATCCCCATTTTGATATCAAGCTTTAGCCGAGAGACCCGGCTAGGGTGAGGCTTAATAAAATGGCTACTGGTTTTTGCAATAAATGCGGCAATAGCTGCGAAGTAATCTTCCGCCCTTACATCGTTGATAAAAACGGTAAGAAGCGGTTTCCTAAGAATTCACGTGTATTCCCGATTCCAATTTGCGGATGCGATGAAATCTAAGGCCCATAAACCCGGCTCCGGCCGGGTTTTTTTACCCCTTTAACCCCTTGCATGTCGCCTTGCCTTCTTCGCCAGATAATCATCTGCAACCTGATCGTACTCTTCCCGCGTGAACCCTTTCTGGTCAGGATATTTAGCTGCAAGCATGTGCTGAAACTCGGTCATCGTTAACTGCTCGGCCTCTTCACGGCTCATGCCGAGATGGGTACGGGCTGCACTGATGTATTCGAAGGCATTGAACTCTGATGAAGTGTTGCTTCCCTCAAGTCTCTGCAACTGCCTGATCTTCGCCTTGCCTATGATGCCATGCTGAATAAGGGACCGAGCAATCAATACCATATCCCTCACAGGCATTGCTCCGGGTCGGTAAACGAATGCGCGGCGTCCTGTTTTTCCCGGCACCATCTCACCAGTGAGCGGAGTGGTATCCCTGTCACAACAGGCTGTCAGCACAATCATTGCAGCAGATATCGCTGCTTTGGAGCATGCTGCAGACAGCAGCCACTTAAGCGCAAAGCCTGGCACAATATCGCTGCCGCTGTATGCAGCGTAGAACCGTCGTTGATGCTCAGGGATGGCCCGATAGTTCTCAGCTAAAGCCTTCAGCCGAGGCGTGGCTTCATCGTTATGCAGCGCGTAGAACGCCTCTACGATTTCTTCCGGCGTTCCGATGCGCGACATCGCCATGAACGATGGGCGAAAGAAATACTCCTCTGCGCCATAGCTAATTAGACACTCACCTATTTCCTTCCAGGGCGTCATTGAACCTCCATAATCATTATCAAGGGCTGAACCCAGCCCTTTGTAATGGTTACGAAGCAGTAACCGTTACAGCTGTAGTGCCGGTAAAGTTGCCGTCATTCGACTTGAAGGTGATGGTTGCTGAGCCTGCCGCTACTGCAGTAACCAGACCAGTGCTGCTGACAGTCGCCTTGGTCGCATCGGATGTCGTCCAGGTACCGGTGCGGTCGGTTGCATCAGTAGGCTGTACAGTGCCGGTAAGCTGACGTGACGCACCTACAACCAGACTTGCTGTGGCAGGAGTTACGGTTACGCCGGTAGCTGCGACAGTATCATCAGTATCGATAACCTGAATGGTCGTAGCATCGCCCACCTTGAACTCAGTAGTGAATGTCACGATGTCATTCGTGCCGCCGTCAGAACTCAGTGCTGTGATGACCATGTAACCCTGAAATGTCACTTCGCCGTATTCCATGCGAACCCAGATACCAGGCTGACGCCGCGCTTTCAGCTCAGCGGCAAAATACTTGATGAAGCGGCCCACACCATACTGGTCCAGCTTACCTTTCTTACGCACTTCACCTTCAAAACTCATGGTGAAGTCTGAGTTGGTGATGATGCTCTCAACAAAGCCACCACCATCGTCTGCGTCAGACGTGACAGTATTAGGTGAGAAGTCCCACCCCTTGCTTGTGCCGGCGGCCAGCGCTTTCCACTCCGACTCCTGCGGCAGAACATCGCTGCAGCCATCGGCAACTTCAAGCACAACGGCACCACCGAACAAACGTTCGTTGCTGTTCTGGCAATCTGCCATGGGTAATTCCTCTTTGACGTTAATTAATCGCCGAACGTGGCGACGAACTGAAGCCGAAAGACCAGGCGGCCTTCGTCTGTTGGTATGGGGGTGGGAACTCCACCAAGATTTTCGAGATAGCCGACGCAGTTATCAGTCATAGGATTTTGCTGTACGTAATCGATAATGCTTTCTACGGCTGATGCCGTGACTGCGTTTTTACCTTTAGCCCCTATTACATCAACCGTCACGTATCGCTCTGAACCTAGGCCATGCTTAATAGCCGTGCCGCCATTCGGCCTAAAAACGATAAAGGATTCGGACAAGTCGCCGCTGTCACTCCAGATGAGAATCTGTGGCGTTAAGCCTGAGAGTAAGCCGGCATCATCAAAGTAATTTCTAACGCGTTGGTACATTGGCGGTGTCACAGCGACATCTCCTTACGAATCACTGCATCAACCTGATCGCGGGTCTCTTCCGCGGCGCGTGAGAGAAACTTCGGTTCGCCTGATGGATCCCAGTAACGCCCCCCACCTTGCGATGCTGGCCGCGGCTTGCCTTTCAGCGTCCTTTTGGCTTCATGTACATAAAGCGCATAATTAGCTGAGTAACCGATGCGCCCAGTAATGCGTGTGCCGCCAGCTTTGATGTCCTGAAATAGCGAGTTGATAAGTACTGACGTTTTCCCGACAGGTGTTCTAGCTGCGGCGAGCGGACCGATAACGCCAAATGCAGACACGATGGCTCGGACTGCTTTTCGGCTCTGTATGTCCCCGACCACTGCATCAAGGTTTCGCTTAGCCTGTTGAATTCCTCTGATTTTCAAGCCCATGATTAAGCCCCTGTGATAATGGCCCAGTCATCGACAAGGCGGTCAAAAGTGTCTTCA